AGGATAAAGAATGATTAGTCAGGTAACAATAAATCCAACGCATAAACCTTGCTGGGTATTCTGTTCCTCGTGCAACAGATGCCAAGACAAGGGTAGATACAGTAAGTGCGGAGACTGTAGTGGTAGGTATGATCCAAACTTAAAAATTCTTCCACACCCAGATGATTTCTGCGACTGCAAAAATGGTGTTCTTAGATGGAGAACTCAAGAGGGTAGAATAATTATCACTAGGTTCAAGTCAAATCCGTTCAAAGGTAAGGTTACCTATGAGAAAAAATCAGAAGATGAAAGAGATTGGGACTCTTATGTTAGAGACATGAGAGAAAAGCTCAATGACCCAAATTGGAACCCCATAACTATAGTCGAGGATTAATTTAATATGATTTCAGAATCAGGAAGAATTACAAAAGGTTCTGCCACTCTAATAGAGTACGCAGAGACAGAGAATGCAATTCCGGATAAATTCTTTTTACAAAGTGGAGTAGTTGGCCTTTATGCTTCTGCTCAAGAATTAAAAGATATTTACACCATACTTCACTACTATCTAAATATAGAAGATCTTAGTAAGTGTAAGATTAAAATTGGAGATGAATATGTCGATATTTAATAATGATGATTTCATGGAAATTGCAGAAACAGGATGGATGCCAGTAGGCGACGGATGCTATTTAAATAAGTTTAATTGGCACACTATTGATCAAATTGGTAGAGAATATGACAAAGATGGTAATTTAGTTTATGACCCAGAAAGAAATAATGACCAAGATTAAAGTTAGATCAATACAAGATTTAGATCCACTGGAGAAGTTGTGTCTTACTGACTTTTCTTATTCAAGGCTTGATACTTACAAGATGTGTCCAGCTAAATATTTTTATAGTTACATACAAAAAGAGCCAAGAACTTTCAATGATGCAGCAGTTCTTGGGAACATAGTACACTCTGTTTTGGAAGAGTGTTTAGATAATAAGTCTGAACTGAATCTTGAGCAACTGCAAGAAGAGTATGTAAAGCAAAAAGAAAGCTACGATCCAACTGGCAATATACCGGAGAATTTAATTTCTGTTGGATCCGAGATTCTTAATGAGTTCTATGACAAGCACTATGAAGATTCGTTTGATATATATGACAAAGAATTTGGCTTTAGTTTTGTTATAGGTAACTATCTTGTTAATGGATTCATAGATAGAATAGATTTTTATGATGACAATACGATAAATATCATCGACTATAAAACTCGGAAAATGGGAAGTAACACAAAAAGAAGTCCCAACAAACCTTCAGCTAGGCATTTATGCACTAGCCGTGTCACTTGCTTTTCCAGATAAAGACATTAGAGCGGAACTTTACTACCTAAGATCGGGTAGAAGAAAAGCCCATACCTTTACGAAGGAAGATATTGAACAGGTAAAAGTTTCTCTGCTTGAAAAGATCAATCAGGTAATTGACGATAACTCTTTCTTGCCAACATCCAATGAAAGAAACTGCACGTTCTGCGACCACGCTAAATCCAGAGCTTGTCCAACTGGTGTTGCGAGATTAAAAAGAATGGGTAAAATATAAAAGCCAGGGCTTAATGCCCTGGCCAATATATTTAAGCTCAAAAGCTCAGTTAGAATGATTCTACTGGGTTCTCCATTGCGTCGTCAGCGAGGGAGAAGCTGTTCTCTACCACAAGCTTTGTAGCTTCCTTGTGGCTGAAACCAACCTGAGAGAGTCCCTCAATGACGTTCTCGTTGATATTCTGACTGATGCTGTTGATGATTGTGTTTAATGTGTTCATAGTGGCCATAATACCATCTATCTCCTTGGTTTGCAACCTGTTGGTTGGATTTTTTTTGTATTTTTATTTGTTGTAAAGTATAATATTAATAACATCTAGTAGACCTTGAGGTTACCATGAAGGATTACCAAATAACAACTCCAGAAAACTTTTTTTTGGAGAGATCTAAGCTTAAAAAACATCCTAATTTTTCCAAGCTCAAGAATGACTACATTGATCTGCATATTCTAGAGGATGAAAACAAGAAAACAACTTCGACCAAAGGAAATGCGTATAAAAATACTAAGTCCGGATACAGGCCAGATCTTGGAATTAACCTGAGGTCAAATTGGGAAGCAAACTTTGCAAGGATACTTAATGCGTACAAGATCAATTTTGATTTTGAACCAGTTGTATTTCCATTTCCAATTAAAAAAGGCACAAAAGCTTATACTCCTGATTTTTATATACAAAAATCTTCAGAGTGGATTGAGCTCAAGGGTTACCTAGATGATAAAAGCAAAATAAAACTTAAGAGATTTAAAAGATATTACGCAGAAGAATTCAGTAAACTAACATTCATAATAAGTAAGTACTCCAGCGAAGCCAAAAAGTTCGCAGCAGAAATAGAAATACCGTATGTTGTTTACTACGAGGATATAAGAAATTTTTATGCAGATAAGATACCCTGCTGGGAAGGAAAATAATGGCATCCTACAAAGAGCAATACTACTCTTTGAGCGAAGAAGAGATGCAGGACTTAATAGCTAAAGCTAAAAAAGGTCAATCTAACGCTCAATATGAATTATTAAAAGTGTTTAATAATTTCCTAACAAAGTACGTAACAATGTTGTATTACGGAAAATATAATTTATCCGACTATGACATCAGAAGGTTTACTTCATTATTTGTTAAAGATAACTTTGTTAGATTTAACTTGATGAAAAATCAACTTAATCAAGCCGGCTATAAGCACGTAAACGAATGTCTACGACGGCATTACCTATATGGCAAAAAGATATGGAGACGAAGAGGATGTCAGGCAAACTGTAAATATGACATTCTTTCAGTGCATAACTAGATACCAAAGAAGGGATTCAGAAAAGGGTCCTATTCCATTTAGTGGATTTTTGTACAGTTATTTCTTTTACCTGTTAAAGAAGAATGTTGATACATTTTTAATTGATCAACTTGGAAGAAAGACTTTTCCATTATTAGCTGATGATGATAATTCAGAAGAGGACGAAGAAGCTCAACCTGGATTCAAGGCTCCGCCAGTTGAGTATACCATAGATCAGATGCTGGGAACGCAAGAGGTAAATGAGCTTTGGGTTCTTGGTCAAGATTGCTATCCTCCATATGATCATCTGACTGTTCAAGAAAGACAGTTGATAAAGTGGAGATATGTTGATAGCATGAAGTCTTCAGAGATTGCCCAAGTCATTACTGAACATCCAAATACAGTAAGAGATCACATATCAAAGGTCAAGCTCAAGATAAAAGATGCTATAATAGAGAACAACATGGAAGATTTAGTTTCTATATTTAAACTGGAAGATTAATGAACCTTCAATCAATAGAAAAACTTAATGATTTATTATCAGAATTCTTAAGTCCGCAAATAACAGAGATACTAGACGCTTATGGATCTGGCTCTTCTTCGGAACAATACTTTGTTAACATACCAGAGTCAGATGCAGTAGACATGACTTTAGCTGACCTAGCTTCCTTGGTTGCTAGAACTTCAAATGTCTACGGAAGAGTCACGAGATTCGCCGGCATGTCTAGGGCATATTATAAGATATGCGAAGGAAAGTATAAGAAAGTCTACAAGTCAAATAGAACTGGCAAGAACGAAGCAGAGAGAGAAGCAAATGCCCTTGAGGCTGCAGAGGAACAGTACACAGCTATGGTTACGGCAGAGTCTGTTGTTCAGTTAGCAGAGTCAATGGAGGGTGCTGCACGAATAGCATCTGAATCTGCAAGAAAACTCCTTGATAAAGTTCAATCAATGCAGATAGCTTCATACAGAGAGGAGAAGGGGTCCTACTTAGATAGTGACTTCAGTACTTATTAATATATGTATATTGCACATTATAAATCTGTATCTTCACCAGAAGAATTCTTTTCTACTTCTAGAGATACTTTAGATTTTCCAACTCAAGTAGAATTTGACAATAAAAGATATCTTTTAAACGCAACACATCATGTATCCTCAGAGTCACAACTGGCTAGAATAAAGAACTTTGCTAAGATTAATCATATTAGATATGATGTTAAAGTATGAATATAGAAGTTTTCTGTGACGGAGCTTCTAGGGGGCAAGGCCAAAAAAAGTTTGGAGAAGCCGCTTGTGCTGTTGTTGTTTATAAAAACAGAAGAAAGATTGCACAATTTGCTAGAGGGCTAGGCGCAAGAACTAATAACGAAGCAGAATACGAGGCAGTGATTGCTGCGCTTCTCATGTGTTCTATGTCTGATCTCATTGATCCAATCATATATACTGATTCAGCAGTTGTGGCAAACCAAATTAATGGGAAATGGAAATGCAGAAATGCAGCGCTTGTACCCCTTCTAATGACTATACAGGACATAAAAGAAGAGTATAAGTTTAGGGTAATTCAAGTTCCTAGAGCTTTTGTTTGGGAACCAGATTCACTAGCCAATGAATTTCTAAATCAATTAGAACTAAAGAAGAGTGAACTAGAAGAAAAAGTGATACAATAACAAAATGAGCAAAATATATAATCCAGATTATCCAATCGTAGTTGGCCTAGCTGGCAAAGCTGCAACTGGAAAAACATCTGTGGCAGAAACCATAGTTCCTAAAGCTAGTTTTGACAAAGTAAGATCTGGGGTCTATTGGGATCATATCTTTTTCGCAATGCCACTTTATGAGCTTTTGTCCAATAGGACTAAGATAGAAGGAGAGAATTCTCAGTCAAGAAAACTCTTTGCCATTCACGAAACATTATATGATCTTTATGGTAACTCTACATTAGGAAATATTCCAGATTATTATTCTTTTATTAACCTGGTTGACAATATATATAGAGAGCCCATTGATACTTACGGAGCAAAGCCAAGATCTTTCTTGCAAAAAGCTGGTGATATGTGTCGAGCCTATGATCCAAAGTGTTTTGCAAAGTGGGGCATAAAGAAGTCATATGAACTTCATAGGGACTACGTTAAGTCCTTAGAGGAAGAAGATCAACAAAAACCTTACTGTGTTCTTATATCAGATGTAAGATTTGAGAATGAGGCTGAATCAATTCTTAAGCTTCCCAATAGTATGTTGATATTATTTGAGGCTTCAGATGAAGTAAGAAGAGATAGAATCTATTCAAGAGACGGGGTTTATATGACCGATGAACAACTTTCTCATAAATCAGAAAAAGAAATAGATAGTTTTTCACACCTTGCATCAGGTACAATAGACTCTTCTTCCATGTCGGTTGAAGACCAAGCCGTAAAAACAATAACGTTAATTAAAGAAAAGTTTGGTTTAACAAGCTATGCCCAAAATTAATAGAAGTGCACAAGAAGAGAGCTTAGGCTCACCAATAGAACAGGTGGTAAATTTAATGTCCGGAGAAATTTCAGTATCCTCAAGCCCAGTATTCATTTGCGGGGTAAATAGAAAAGTTAACATTGGCAACTTTGAGAACATTGACATCTATGCTGGGATCACTATCCCCCTGGCAGATGTTGATCCATCAGATAGAGAAGCTTTCAATGAGGCCGTAAAAGACGCTGCTGCATACGGCTTTTCTTTAGTTTCCAAAGAAACTGGAGAGAGATATATGCTAATTAAAGAGGGTCAGCAGGGTAAGTGATATTACTATAATCACTTAGTTGATCTTCTCTGGGTGGTTAAATGGACAATTACTATAGCGTGATAGTTGCTGTGATAGCTTCTTTCTCTTCGATTTTAACTTATCTTTTAACTACCTCATACCAAAAAAGGGTTGTTTCTAAAGAAAAAGAGTTAGAATTTTATAAAGTTAAAACAGAAAATCTTACGGTTGAAAGAGAAATTCTTACAGCTGAAGAAAAAAGTTTACGAGAAATGTTGCGCGAGCAGCTAGAAACGTGTAAAATAGAGAATGAAAGACTTGATAAGGAAATGGAAAACCTAAAAAGAAGGTTACTAACTGTAGAACAAGAATTAAAAGCTTGGGAGTTAGGTTTGAAAGTTCCTAAAGGTTTTGAATTAATTCAATTAGATACATATGAGACAGAGGTAGATTAAATGTTTAAAAAATTGGTCAAAAAAATTAAGGGTCTGGTTGTTCCAGCTAAAAAAAAGTTGGACAAACAAGTAGACCAAATTTTAAATGAAGCGGAAAAGCTAGCTGAAAAAGCCGACGAAAAGATTGAAGAGATCAAAGTAGAGGCTGCAGTAAAAGTTGAAGAGGCTGTCAAAGAAGCAGTGGCAGAAGCTGTCACTTCTAAAAAGAAGTCTCCTGGTAGACCAAAAGGTGCTGCCGCAACTAAGAAAGCTCCCGCAAAAAAATCTGCTCCTAAAAAGTAATAACTAATCTCATTTGTACAAAAAGCCCCCTGCCAATTGGTGGGGGGCCTTTTGTTTTTGTAGCAAAAATGTTACTATATCAATATGTCACTAGCTAAATTTCGCAAAATAACCAAGGGTAATGTCAAGCCCAAAAGGAAACCAAATGCCCAAGAAGAAAACAATCCGCCAAAAGAAAATAACCAAGGTAATGGATGAGTTTGGCAGGGGTGCTTTACACTCTGGCAAGGGTGGACCTGTGGTTAAAAATAAAAAACAAGCTATAGCCATAGCAATCTCTGTTGCCTCAAAGAGAAAGAAAAAGAAATAATGGCCTTTAAAAAAAGTGTATACATTAGTGGTCCTAGAATGGGAACAAATAACTACATGCACGGCATAGAGCTTGTAGACTTAAAGAAGATGTCAAAGAAAAAAGGAAAGAAAGATGCCCGCAAAAAAAGATCCTAGACTATCTAGAGCGCGGAGTAAGTGGCTTCAATAAGCCAAAGCGCACGCCAAACCATCCCAAAAAGTCTCACATTGTTGTTGCTAAAGAGGGTAGTAAAGTTAAGACTATTCGTTTTGGACAGCAAGGTGTAAGTGGCTCTCCTAAGAAATCAGGTGAGTCATCTTCATATAGAAATCGCAGAGAGTCATTTAAAGCACGACAC